CTAGTTGCTCAGTCAATAGTAGATGGCTTCTTTGAGGCTGCCTCAGTTTTAGACGAGAGAAACGCTCCTCAAGAGGGACGTTCAGCTGTTCTATCTCCTAGACAATATCATTCACTCGTATCTTCTGTTGATACAAACATCCTTAACAGAGACTTAGGTAACTCACAAGGCGACCTAAATTCTGGTAAAGGTTTAGTTAGTATTGCTGGAATTAAGATCTATAAGAGTAATAATCTTCCATTCATGGCAGCTTATAACTCAGCTGTTTCAGGTGAAAATAACGACTACACAGATACTAATGCTACTTGTTGTGGACTTATATTCCATAAGCAAGCCGCTGGTGTTGTTGAGGCTGTAGCTCCAACTATCGAAACTACATCTAACGATTTCAATGTCCAGTACCAAGGACAATTAATCGTCGGAAAATTGGCGATGGGTGTTGGATCACTCGACGTTAAAGTCGCTGGTTCTTTACAAGCACAATAATTTAATAGCCCTAGGGAGTTCACCTCCCTCGGTGCTTCTCGTTCACTAGAAAATTAACGAAAACATGGCAAATATAGCTAAGGCTACAAAACTAGCTGCTGTAAATACAATCATCTCAAATATAGGTCAAGCCCCAGTAACAACCTTAGAGAGTGGAAACCCATTAGTAGAGATGGCTGAACAGATACTCGATGAGATATCTAGATCAGTTCAATCTGAAGGATGGGTATTTAATACCGAATATCATTATCCATTTGGTAGAGATGGTAATAAATTCATCAGGATACCTACTAATGTATTAGCTTTAGATACAGCTAAACATCATAAGAACAGAGCAACCATTAGAAATAATCAACTCTATGACAAGGTAAATCATACCTTTGAATGGGATGATGATATGGAGCTTGATGTTATATGGCTTTTCTCTTTTGAGGAATTACCAGAGGCATTTAAAAACTACATCACAATCAGATCAGCTAACGTCTTTGCTGGTAGATCAATAGGATCAACAGAGGCGGTTAAGTTTGGAGAAAGAGAAGAGATATTTGCTAGAGCATCTGCTTTAGAACATGATACTCAACAAGGGGATTACACCGTATTCGCAGATAAGGATAATGATCAGTCTTATCAGAGTTACCTACCTTTTAACGCTATAAGAAGATATTAATTATGTCAGCTATCTCCCAAGCAATTCCTAATTTATTAGGTGGAGTATCACAACAACCCGACCCTTTAAAACTTCCAGGTCAAGTAAGAGAAGCTGAGAATGTCTTATTAGATCCTACGTTTGGTTGTAGAAAAAGACCTCCAACAAAATTTATTAATCAACTCGCAACCGATATCCCTAAAGATGCTACATGGTTCCCTATCTTCCGAGACCAAAATGAAAAGTACATAGTAGCTATATATAAAGATACTAGTAATCCACCTGTTACTCAAATAAAGGTTTGGGATGCTGATACTGGAGTTCCCGTTAATGTAAATACTCAAGGTACAGCCGCTCAATATTTAGATGTAGCTGACGTTAAAAACATTCGACCATTAACCATAAATGATTACACCTTGCTTTGTAATTCTGAGCAACGTATCTCTATGGATTCATCGACTGTAGATAATAATGTTCAGGAAGCGTTAGTAGTTATTAATCAAATTGCTTATAATACGACTTATGCTATTGACTTTTTAAAAGACGGTCAATCAGCCTCGCAACAGAAAATCTATAGAGCTAGAAAACTATCTATCAGTCCAGCTACTTTCCAAGATGCTGGAGCAACTTCTAATAGTAACTGTAGTAGTGCTGGATCTCAAGCCTATACCCATTCAGATGGAAGTAAAACAGGATTAGCTTTTAGTATTGCAACTACCTGTAACTATGCACAAGAAAAGACATCAACAGATGGAGAACCATTTCCAACTGGAGTTAATTTTCTAAAAGTTAATGAAGATGCTAATAATGCTAGTGCTGGTAATTATGACTCTGGAGCTACTTATAACCTCACTCAATTTTATGCTGAGAAAGCATTAGGAATACCAGCTAATAATTCTGGGGTTGTCTTAGGTGATGTCAGAACAGACGATACAACAGTTACAACAAGTTCAGGAAATATCACATTTAGGAGTCATTTTAAAGCTGTTACAGATGAGAATCAACCTCCAGCGGCTTGGTATATAAATGCAAATAAATCTTATGATGATTCAGAAGGTTATGCTGTTCAGAGAGAACCTTGGGGTTTTATTAATGGAGTTCAAAATTATAGATATCATTTCTATTGGGCACATACACCTTTAGGTTATGAAACAGCTACAGCTAATGAAGCTGAGCCAATAATGTATATTGGTGGAAATGGAGATGAATCAACTGCTCATACAAAATATGTTATTTACCACGATGATAAAGATACTGGCCCTAATGCAATTGGACATCATCATTATGGTATTAGTAAATGGACTAAATCAGGAAATAACCAAACCAGAAGAAAATGGGATTTACAAAGAGTAGAACAATTAAATTTCACAGATAACTCAAGCGCATCAGCTCCTGACTGGGCACAAGGCGCAAGTTTTAAAGATACTCAAACCACTTCTAGTGATTACACATTAGGTAATGGATCAGTTATAAGTGCTAATACTACTGTTTATGCTTGGTTTGCTGTATCAGGTGTTCAAAGTCCTAACCCAACAATCACATACCCTCAATACAGTGTCTATACATCAAAGGTAAGTCTGACTAATGCAGGGGTGGGATGGAGAAAAGGTGATACATTTACAAAAGTTTTAGCTGGTAAAACATATACAATTACTGTAGAAGAGGAAGCATTTAGCTATAACTTCGCTTCAGAGAATGCAGTTACCTATACAAGCCCAGCTGATACATCAGCCGGTCAATTAAATGTAGGAGCAATCGTTAGTAGTTTAGTTACTTCAGTAAATGCATTATCAGCTTATACAGCTCAAGCCATAGGTAATGTTATTTATATAAAACGCACAGGAGATACTAGAGAATTTAATATCCAAACAAGAGGTGGTACTAATAATAATGCTATGTATGCACTTAAAGGGAGTGTAAGTAATGTCTCATTACTACCTTCTCAAGGTGTTTCAGGAATGATATTAAAAATTCAAAATACTGAAGATAGTACTGCTGATGATTACTATGTAAAATTTACTGCTACCAGTGGAGATATCCCAGGCCAAGGTAGTTGGGAGGAAACAGTAAAGCCAGGTATCACATTAAATTTAAACACCTCCACCATGCCTCATACAATGATTAGAGAGGCTAATGGAACTTTTACTATTAGACCCTTATCTAATCAATATAGTGACACCTTATATTGGGCATCTAGAGAAGTAGGTGATGAGGAGTCAAACCCTGAGCCATCTTTTGTAGGTAAAACTATAAAGGATATGTTCTTCTTTATGAATCGTCTAGGTTTCTTATCTAGTGATTCTGTTGTTTTAAGTCAACCTGGAGATTATTTTAATTTCTTCTCTAGTAGTGCAATAACTATTTCAGATGCTGATCCTATAGACATGACAGCATCAGCAACTAAGCCATCTAAAATCAAAGCAGCTCTAGGAACACCAAAAGGACTTTTATTATTTGCTGAAAATAGTCAGTTTCTTTTATCTTCCCCTGATACTGCTTTTGGTCCAGCAACAGTACAACTAAAAGAATTATCTAGTTATTCGTATTCCTCCGATGTAAAACCATTAGAAACTGGGGTATCAGTAATCTTTAGTACTGAGGCAGATACCTATAGTAAGGTGTTTGAAATGGCTGTTGACTCTGTAGATAATAGACCTTTAGTAGCTGAGAATACCAGGATCATTCCTGAATATATACCACCTAATTTAACTACTTCTACTACAAGTCCTAATAATAGTTTTGTATCTTTTGGAAATGATACCGATACCTTATATACCTTTAAATATTTCAATGTAGGTAATGAAAGAAGTCTTGCAGGCTGGGCTAAATGGAAAATGCCAGCACCTGTAAAACTATTTGGATTTGACCATGACACTGGATACTTTGTTTTATATAACGGTACTTCTCACATTCTGACAAAGTTAGAGATGCTAGACGATGCCGAGACCTCTCCAATTACAGCAGCTGGTCAAAGCTTTATACCTAGATTAGATAATTATCTTTTTAAAAGTGAAGTAACCCAAGAGGCTAGTGGAACTACTAAAAAGAAATTAAGATTTCCAGCTGGTAGTTATGTAGTAGGAAAACAAGCTA